ATCTAATGTTTTTGGTGCTGTAATCATTGTCTTAAGCCTATTGTTGCGCCATCCTTGGCAGTAATTGATTATTCAAAGAATGGTGCAAGGATTGCAAAACCTACTGCTACTACTGCAGCACCGAGAATAATTGAGATTGCGATATTGATAAGCATAAGCATTTTGTTGTCCTCTGTTGGTTACACTATGTTAGTGTCTAGTAGTTTAAAGAAGTTCCCGAGAATGTCAAATATTATTTCATTGTAATTTTCTATCGATCCTTAAGTATCCATAGGTGTCTATAGTACTCCTTATATATGCTGTGCTGTGGTGTTGCTTGGTTAGTGCTTGGGTGTTGCTTAAGGGTGACTATAGGGTCCTAATTAGGCATACACTCAGGCACTTCTCAGGCACTACTTTAGTACACTTGTCCTAATACTTTAGTATGCTTGTCCTAATACCCTCAGGTTCTCCTTAGGTTCTCCTTAGGGTTTACCCCATGTTAGTAACTCTGTGGATAACCTGTGGATAACCTGTGGATAACCTGTGGATAACTTAAGGGGGACGGGGGAGGGGGAAGGGTTGCTGAAGAATTTTAATGTACCCTGACAGACACAAAATAAGGTAAAATTAGACCCTTAAGCACCCCTAAGCAACCCCTAAGTAATAACCCTAAGGTATTGACTACAAAAGAATAATAAAAAATAACTAAAAGTAGCCCTGAGGGGTTGACAAAGGACGGGACTCGGGGCACCCTAAGGACACTATTGACATTCTAAGAAAAATATGTTATAATTATACCATACTTAAGTAATATTGAACACATAATGAATTATCCTCATAGTTGTTCCATAATGAGTTAATTCTCATAAACCTCAAACACCCTTAAGAAATACTTAAGATAAGTTAGGTAGGAGTTTAGTTTGTCGATTAATGATAAGCCTAAAAGAGGTAGACCATCTAACAAAGATGTAGCTACTAATAAAGTAGGAAATAGAGGTAAGGTTGGTCGCCCTAAAGGTGATGCAGCCATCATGAACGAATATAAGGCTAGAATGTTAGCCAGTCCTAAGTCAAGAAAGGTCTTAGAGACTATTCTGTCTGCAGCATTAGACGATGACCATAAAAACCAAGCTGCTGCTTGGAAGATTGTTGTCGATAGAATGTTGCCCGTTGGTATGTTTGAGAAGGATGTCTTACAGAGCGGTGGAAAGAACTCTATTCAAATTAACATTACTGGTGTTGGTTCTACTTCTGTGGTTGGTAGTTCTGAGTCAGAAGACATCATCGATGGAGAATACACAGATGCCGAAGGCTGATACCAGTTGGATCACAGATGATCTTCTAGATGCTCTAGCGTATACTGAGTCTGGCATGAATCCAGATGCAGTATCTCCTTCAGGTGCCTCTGGAATGTATCAGTGGATGCCTGCATATTTCAAGGAAGGTAAAGCAATTGGCTTTGGAGTCGATAGTGGTGCATTTGACCCTAAAGACCCTGTAGAGTCCCGTAAGCGTACCAAACAATACCTTGAGGGTCTACAGAAGTACTATCCCGATTGGGATCCTTCAGAAGTCCTAATGGCTTACAACTGGGGTCATAGTAATGTACGTAAGTTAAAGTCTGGTGAGTTAGACTTAGAGAAGTACATGGCTGAAGATCGTTGGCAGGAACGTAAGGCTGCAGAGGCAATGAACTATGCACCTAAGGTTCTTAGGTATCTCAATGAGATGCCTTGGGCTGTCAATTTAGATGAACGTCCCTTCAGTCGTACAATACGATAATAGCGGAGCTACGCTTGTCAGACCTTAACGTAGAACTCCTACCTTGGCAACAAGAAGTCTTTGGTGACCCTACACGATTTAAGATCGTAGCTGCAGGACGTCGTACTGGTAAATCTCGTCTTGCTGCATGGTTGTTAATAATCAATGCACTACAGACTGAGAAAGGTCATGTCTTCTACGTAGCACCAACTCAAGGGCAAGCTCGGGACATCATGTGGTCTACCTTGTTAGAGTTAGGTCATGGCGTGATCAAAGGTGCCCACATTAACAACCTTCAGATCACCTTGATCAATGGAGCTACCATCTCACTCAAAGGTGGTGACCGACCAGAGACAATGCGTGGTGTGTCGTTGAAGTTCTTAGTACTTGACGAATATGCTGACATCAAGCCTGCCGTGTGGGAGCAGATCCTAAGACCTGCATTGGCTGACCAGAAGGGTCATGCGTTATTCATTGGAACACCAATGGGTCGTAATCACTTCTACGAGTTATATAAGTATGCTGAATTGGGTGATGATGAAACGTATAAGGCGTGGCATTTTACGTCTTACGATAATCCGTTACTTGATCCAGAGGAAATAGATGTCGCCAAAAAGAGTATGTCTTCCTTTGCATTCCGTCAGGAATTCATGGCATCATTTGAAGCCATTGGCTCTGAGATATTTAAAGAAGAATGGATTAAGGTATCTGAAGAAGAACCAGACGTGGGTGACTATTACATAGCCTGTGACCTTGCAGGTTTTGAAGATGTTAAGTCAATCAGTCAAGGTAAGAGTAAGAATCTTGACTCAACCTCAATTGCAGTCGTTAAGGTTAATGAACGTGGTTGGTGGATTGCAGAGATCATTCATGGTCGTTGGGATCTGAATGAGACTGCCAATAAGATATTCAATGCAGTGGCTAAGTATGATCCAGTCGCTGTAGGTATTGAGAAAGGTATTGCTAAGCAAGCTGTAATGTCACCCCTAATGGACCTACAGAAGCGTAAGCAGAAGTTCTTTAGAGTTGAAGAATTAACTCACGGTAACAAGAAGAAGACTGACCGTATCATATGGGCACTTCAGGGTCGATATGAGAACGGTTATATTGAAATGAACAAAGGTGAGTGGAATAGTCCATTCCTTGATCAGTTATTTCAGTTTCCTAATCCGCTAGTGCATGACGACTTAATCGACTCACTAGCCTATATTGACCAACTAGCCAAGTTCCTTATCACTACGAAGACTTTGAATTTGATGATTTTGAAATGCTAGACACACTAGCGGGATACTAAGAGATGGAAGAAAAGTACATTCAACAAGACGTTACTGACTGGGTAATGACTAAATGTGATCAGTGGCGTGATCATTACGAAGCTAACTATGCAGAACGTCATGAAGAGTACTATAGACTCTGGCGTGGCATTTGGGCTTCTGAAGACTCCATGCGTCAATCAGAGCGTTCTAAGATTATCTCACCTGCCCTACAGCAAGCTGTGGAGTCTTCAGTAGCTGAAGTTGAAGAAGCAACGTTTGGTCGTGGCAAGTGGTTTGACATTCAAGATGACATGATGGATCAAGATCGATCAGACATCGCTTATCTACGTCAACATCTTGAGGAAGACTTTAAGTTCACTAAGACTCGTAAGGCAGTTGCTGAGTGTATTCTCAATGCTGCAGTCTTTGGTACGGGCATTGGTGAATTAGTTCTTGAAGAAGTTAAGGAGATGAAACCTGCGACACAACCCATCATGGATGGTGCAATGCAGGCAGTTGGTGTCAACATCTCTGATCGTTTTGTCGTCAAGCTACGTCCAGTGCTCCCTCAGAACTTCTTAATTGACCCTGTGGCTACTAACATTGATGAAGCACTTGGTGTTGCCATTGATGAGTTTGTACCCATTCACCAAGTTGAGCAAGACATTGAATCTGGCATCTATCGTGATGTTCAGTTAGAGATTGCTCCTACTGACTACGATTTGGAACCTGATCGTGAACTTCAGGCATACTCTGAAGACAAAGTACGTCTAACTAAGTACTATGGTTTAGTTCCTCGTGAGTTATTTGAGAACACTCAAGTTGATGAGGATGAAGAAATTGTCTCATTGACTGAAGATGACGAAGAAGGTAATACTAAATCGTTATACGTTGAAGCAGTGATTGTCATTGCCAATGGTGGTCAGTTACTGAAGGCTGAAGAAAACCCATACATGATGCAAGATCGTCCAATCGTTGCATTCCCTTGGGATGTCGTACCTTCACGTTTTTGGGGTCGTGGTGTTTGTGAGAAGGGTTATAACTCTCAGAAGGCTCTAGACACAGAACTACGTGCTCGTATTGATGCTCTAGCACTCACAATTCACCCAATGATGGCGATTGATGCCTCAAGATTGCCTCGTGGCATGAAACCTGAGATTCGTCCGGGAAAAATGTT